AAGGTAGTAGAGCATTAGCGATCTCTGATAGATCAGGCGCAGCATTTCCATATAGAGAAATGGTTAAAGAATGGAATGGAGCTTTTGTACATAACTCTGAATTTGAACCTAAGCAACCACAATTAGAGCCACATCCTGTAGGAGCAGATCCACAAGGATTAATGAATGCAAGACCAGCAAGAGTTGAGTTTCCAGTACAAGATATTTTACCAAACAATCCTTTTACAACTACAGCCGCTAACGCTAGTGTTAGTGTTTCTTATCCCGCTAATCAAATTAACGAAGGCACAACTTTTGTAAGATTCCAAGCTGTAAAATCTCCAGTAGGAGGAGTACCTATTGTTACCGGTGCTGCAGGTCCTGCATTAGAATTATCTACAACTTTAGATACAGCTGCTACAGCTACTGACGGAACAATTACTGTACAGACAGGAACACATTTTCCTACTTCAGGTTTTATTATGATTGAAAAAATAAATGCATTAACAGGCAAATATGAAAATGAAGTTATACAATATACCGGAAGAGCTGGAGAAAATTTTACGGGTTGTACTAGAGGAACAAGCGCACCTTTTAGAGGTTTAACACCTCCGGCTACAACAGCAGGAACTCATCCTATAGGAGCTAACGTTTTTGGATGTTATCTTGCAACAGCAGTTGCAACTACTGTAGAAGTTGGTCCTACACTACCAAATGGAACACAAGCAACAGAACAACAATTTAATTCCATAACATTTTCTTTAATATCTAATGCTACAAGCACAGAAACAGGAGGCGGTTTTCAGTGTACAATTGGACCCGTAAATGATAGAGCTTAATTATGTCAGGAATTAGTTACAATACGTTAGTTACACAAATTAGAAACTACACAGAAGTAGATTCTAATGTGTTTACAACAGATGTTTTAGAAAATTTTATTTTAAATGCCCAACAAAGAATTATGATGGATTTACCTATGGATTCAGACAGATTCGTGGATCAAGGTACAATGGCAACAGATGTAAATAATATTAGAGTGCCTGCAGGATCTTTATTTGTAAGAGGTGTTGAAGTGTTTAACGCTGCAAATTCTACAGAACAAGGTACATGGTTAGAAAGACGTGATCAAACTTTTTTAAGTGAATTTGTAGGAAGATTAACAGGCCCAGAAGGATCAACTACATCAGGAGCAGATGTAACTGGAAAACCTAAGTATTACTCTATGTTTGGTGGCGCAACAGGATTATCTGATACTACTTCAGGATCTATTTATTTAGCCCCTACTCCAGACGCTAATTATGTGTTTAGAATATATTATAATAAAATGCCTGCTACTCTAGAAAACAGTAATCAAACCAATTATATTAGTTTGAATTTTCCTCAAGGTCTGTTATATGCTTGTTTAGTAGAAGCATATGGATTTTTAAAAGGTCCAACTGATATGTTGACACTATATGAAAATAAGTATAAAACCGAACTACAAAAGTTTGCAGCGATGCAAATTGGAAGAAGAAGAAGAGACGATTACACGGATGGTACAATAAGAATTCCAATCGAGTCACCGCCTCAATAAATTTAGGAGAAAATATTATGGCAATAACATCAGCAGTATGCAACACTTTTAAAACAGAAGCTTTAAGAGCAATACACAATTTTACAAATGGCGGAAATGAGTTTAAACTTGCTTTATACACAAGTTCAGCAACATTAAATAAATCAACTACGGCGTATACTTCTTCAAATGAAGTAGCTAATGGTAATGGTTACACTACTAAAGGAATTGCACTTACAAACGTAACACCGGCTTTATCTGGTGACACTGCATGTTGCGATTTTGCAGATGTATCTTTTACTTCAGCATCATTCACAGCTAACGGTTGTTTAATTTTTAATGAAACAGCATCGGGAGATCCATCAGTTTGTGCAATTGCATTTGGTGGAGACAAAACTGTATCAAGCGGAACTTTTACAATTCAATTTCCAACAGCAGACGCATCTAACGCAATCCTTCGTATAGCATAGGGAGTAACTCCTTATGTCGGTAACCCGAACTTTCACAGTAACGGTAGGTAACCCGGGTGCCGGTAATAGATATTATCTAGACGGGGTCTTACAAGCTACAATAAATATTGCTGAGAATGGAACGTATAGGTTTGATCAATCTGATGGTTCTAATAATGGTCACCCATTAAAATTTTCTACAACAAGTAACGGAACACATAGCGGTGGTTCTGAATATACAACCGGTGTAACTTATAATGGCACACCAGGTCAAGCTGGGGCTTACACACAAATTGTAGTAGCAGTTAGTGCACCCACTCTTTATTATTATTGTCAGTATCACTCTGGTATGGGTGGTCAGGCAAATACTGTTGACGATGACACTTATGGAATGTGGGCATGGGGCACTAATGAATGGGGTGATCAAGGGCCCATAGTATTTACTCCAACTGGGGTAGCTGCTACTTCAAGTGTAGGAAGTGTTGTAGCTGCACAAACTGTCACTGCTGCATTAACAGGAGTACAATCAACTTCTTCAGTAGGATCTCCAACTCTTAATTTATTAACTCTTGCAGCTTTAACTGGAGTTAGTGCAACATCTGCTGTTGGTGCGATAGAGGCAGAAAACGCAGAAGGTTGGGGTAGACAAGAATTTGGAAACTCTGGTTGGGGTGTTGATTTTGCTGTTAAAATTGGAACAACTGGTGCTGCGCCTTCGGGATTAACAAGTTCATTAGGAACGCCTGTAGCTGAAGAATTTTTAGATGTTCCTATAACTGCTCCTTCAAATCAAGGTGTATCTGCTGTTGGATCTATAACTACAAATGAACTATTAACAGTACCGTTAACAGGGTTACAATCAACTTCTGAACTAGGAAGTTTTGATAATGCGGGTACTTTAGTTGGTTGGGGAAGAAACGGTTGGGGTGAGGAACCTTATGGAGATTCGTTTAATAAATTAGTTCAACCAGCTGGGCTTAGTTCAACATCAAGTGTTGGAGCTATTGCTCCTGACGGACTGACACTTGGAATAACGGCTCCTTCTGCTGCAACATCTAGTGTAGGTTCTCTTTCTTTAGAATTTGCATATGTGCCTACCGGTCAATCTGCAACATCAAGTGTGGGTCAACTTTTAATAGGACTAGGAGTTACATTAACAGGAGTTTCTGCAACATCAAGTGTTGGAGCTATTGCTCCGGCAGATGTAATGGGATTAACTGGATTATTAACAACATCTTCTGTTGGATCTTTACAAATTGATAATACAGAATTAGTTGAACCAACTGGTCAATCTGCAACATCTTCTGTTGGATCTTTAATTACTGAAATAGGAGTTCCATTGACAGGACTATCAACAACATCTAGTGTAGGTACAATTTTACCTGATGATGTAGTTGGATTAACAGGAGTTTCTGTCACGGCTAGTATTTCTCCTATTGGGGTAGCTCCATTAGGTTATGAAACGATAACAGCTACACAAACAGCAAATTATACAAGTGTTAATGCGGGTACTTAATTTAATATGTTATTGACATTAAGTATAAAATAAATTAAAAAAAATTAAGATAATTAGGAGTACAAAATTATGGCATCAACTTTTACAAACCTTGGTATAGAACTAATGGCAACTGGCGAAAACGCTGGTACTTGGGGAACAAAAACAAACGCTAACTTAAACCTTGCAGAACAATTGCTTGGTGGATTTAAAATTCAAACTTTAAACGCAGCAGGTTCAGGAGCTAACACTACAGCACTAGCTATAGCTGATGGAGCTTTAACAGGCGCTGCTCAAAACAAAGTCATTATTCTTGGTGCAGTTTCACCAGAAGCTATTACAGGAAACAAAATTGTAACCGTACCCCTTCTTACAGAAACTTTCTACATTATAAAAAACAGCACTTCAGGTGCTTACACAGTACAATTAAAAGCTGTATCTGGTTCAGGTGCAACAGTTACTTGGTCAGCTACTGATAAAGGTTATAAAATTGTTTACATTGATGGTGTTGCAACAAACACTGGTGTTTATGATACAGGGTTTTCAACTACAGAGGGTGATGTAACTCTTACTGGAACACAAACTTTAACAAATAAAACTTTAACTAGTCCTGTAATAAATTCAGCTACATCTACAAGTCCAAAAATTGTAACTTCAATTTTAGACACTAATGGAAATGAATTATTTTTATTAACAGCTACAGGTTCAGCAGTTAATGAATTTACATTAGCAAACGCGGCTACAGGTGGAGGACCTACTCTTTCATCTACTGGTGGCGATAGTAACATTGATATTAACATAACACCAAAAGGAACAGGAGATGTAATTCTTGCAGCAGACTCAGTATCAGTTGGAGATTCTGGAGCAGCGGCTACCCTTCGTTCAAATGGAGCAGGTACTCTTACTGTCACAACAGGTGGAGCCAGTGATTTAATTTTAAGTACAAATGGTGGTACTAACTCAGGTAATATTACAATAGTAGACGCAGCTAATAGTGATATGAGTGCATCGCCTAATGGCTATGGAAGATTTATTATTAATGGTCAAGGCGCAGTGCAAAGTCTTGCAGAAAAAATTACAGTAGAAGCTACGGCAGCTACTGGTACAAAAACATTCGATGTATTAACACAAGCTCTTTTATACTACACTTCAAATGCTTCAGCTAACTATACTCTAAATGTTAGAGGAGATGGTTCTACAGCTTTAAACACAATTATGGATACTGGTGAATCTGTTACAATAGCTCACATGGTGACCCAAGGTGGCACTGCTTATTACAACAATGTATTTCAAGTTGATGGTAGTTCTATTACGCCAGAATGGCAAGGCGGAGAAGCACCTACAGAAGGCAATGTTAACTCTATAGATGTTTATACATACACTATTATTAAAACAGCAAATGCTACTTTTAAAGTATTAGGGGCACAAACACAGTTCGCATAGGGGATATATGGTAATTAGAGCAACAAGAGGTGGAGGATCTTTCCCGAGCTTAATTGGTGGCGGTGGCCCTCCTTTCATGGAAGCCACTGGAGGAAGTATATCTACTTCTGGAGATTATAAAGTACACACATTTAATTCAGGTGGAAGTTTCGTTGTTCAAAGTTTAGGTACAGATGGAACTTATGGAAAAGCAATTAATATCGTAGCAATCGGAGGCGGCGGTGGCGGTGGTTCACAACACGGCGGCGGTGGCGGTGGCGGCGGTATGGTCGACATGACTAATAATTTATTAACAGTAGAAGCTACTAACTATTCAGTTAACGTCGGTAGCGGAGGTAGCGCCGGTAATAGTCAAGCAACTGGTTCAAATGGTGGAGATAGCGCACTAGGATCACTTGCCACTGGAAAAGGTGGCGGCGGTGGATCTGGTTGGGCAAACTCACCTAATCCAGGTGGATCTGGTGGTGGATCTGGTGGCGGAGGAGCTACTAGACCAGCTTACCCCAATAGTCAAGGAACTCAACCCAGTCAACCGGGAGCTTCAGGAACATATGGACACGGAACAGGTGGTGGAACAGGAAGTAATCCTCACCAAGGTGCAGGCGGTGGTGGTGCTACTAATAGCGGAACTCCTTCTCCTCCTTCTGGAAATGCTGGACCTGGAGGAAACGGAAGAGCAACTTCTATATCAGGATCACCTGTTACTTATGCTGGTGGCGGCGGTGGCGGTCCATGGAATGGAAATGCAAGTGGTGGAGCAGGCGGTGGCGGCAGTGGTGCTGCTAACAGTACTGCTGGTTCAGGTACTAATGGTCTTGGCGGCGGCGGTGCCGGCGGCGGACAATCTGGAAGAAATGGAGCCGGTGGTGGAAGTGGTTTCTTAATTCTAAGAAGGAAGTTTCAATAATGTCTGAAAGAAACTTTGCGATTATGGACATTAATAACATAGTTACAAACGTAGTAGTTATGGATGTTGATTCTGAATCTCAAGGTATTCAAGAAATTAGAAATAATGCTAATGATCAAAATTTAATAGTTGCAGAAACTTGGGTAGATGCTTCTGATTCTTCTCAAAGGTATAATTATGCAGGTAAAGGTTTTACTTGGGATGCAAGTAATAATGCTTTCTATAATGTACAACCTTTTACATCATGGAGTTTAAATGCTAATTACGAGTGGGTAGCTCCTACACCTTATCCAGATAAATATACTGCTCCTGATGGGACTCAAGTATGGGCAGCATGGCAGGAAGATAATTTAAGATGGGTAAGTCACAACGAAAACGAAGAAGTAAATTATATTTGGAATCCTACTACTCTTATTTGGGATATTGCATAGTACAATTTAGTTGATCACATAAAGTAAATTTGTTATAAGATAAGTAAATGAAATCAGAAAGAAAGTCATTATTTTGGAAATCATCCAATGAAAATTTTATAGCTCAATATAAAATTGATGGAAAAGTTTGTAAAGAATTAATTAAATTTTTTAATAGCAGAAAAAACAAAAATCCTGGAAGAGTAGGAGATGCTAACGTTGACCCAAAATCCAAAGAATCTTTAGATTATGGTGTAACTGGACAAGATTCTATAACTAATCTTTTTGTAAGAGAATATTTTGAACAACTATCTTTTTGTTTAAATAAGTATAAGAAAAAATATCTTTACTCTGATACCGATCAAGCATCTTATGTATTAGAAGGAGCCAATATACAGAAATATAAACCTAAACAAGGTTTCCATAGATGGCACTACGAAAATAATGGCCAAGATATTAGTATTAAAAGACATTTGGTATTTATGACTTATTTAAATACTGTTAAAAATGGGGGAACTAAGTTTTTTTATCAAAATAAAATAATACAAGCAAACATAGGTAAAACAGTAATTTGGCCAGCTGCATGGACACACACCCATACCGGTCAGATATCTAAAACACAAACAAAATATATAATTACAGGATGGTTTAGATATGTTTAAAACAATTGAACTATTTAAAACTAATTTATATTATACAGAATTTAATAACATAGATCATAAAAAGATTAAAAAATATGTAAATGCTATCAAGAAAGAAGAACATCAAATAGAAGCATCTAACGTTGGTGGTTTTCATAGTCAATATTTTTATACTCCTTTTCCAAGTTGTGTTGAAAAATTAAATAATAAAATTAATAATTTTATTAAAGAAAAGGTAAGAAAAGATTATTCGTGTAAAGGTGAAATTTTTATTCATAACAGTTGGTTTATATCTAATAAGACTATGGATTTTAATAAACCACATAAACACCCTCCTTATACTTTTTCAGGAGTTTATTATATAGATGTTCCAGAAAATTCTGGCGACATTGTTTTTGATAATCAATTCGAAATGAATAATTATGCTATGTCTTATAACGAATGGAATTCTTTAAATTGTAAAGATTTTAAGGTTACGCCTAAGTCGGGTATGTTATTAATTTTTCCTGCTTGGTTAAATCATTACGTGACACCTAATAAAAGTAAAAAAGAAAGATTAATATATAGTTTTAACATATGATAAACGGCGCTAAATGGTGGATTTGGAAAGGAGATGTTTCTAAAAAAATCTGTGAAAAAATTATAAAATTAGGTAAGTCTAAAAAATCTACTAAAGGTTTTTTAGGTAAGGATACCTATGATCCTATTAAAAGAAAATCAAGTTTAGTATGGTTAAGTGATCAGAAAATTTTTGATCTAATGTCTTATTATATAAACCTTGCTAATAAGAATGCTGGATGGAACGTAGAAATTTCTAGAATGGAAGATGTTCAATTTACAAATTACGATAAAAAAGGTCATTATGATTGGCATGTAGATTGTGCTGATGAACCTTTTGCAGAAGATGCTCATGAAAATTTTAGAGGTAAAATAAGAAAACTTTCATGTATTATTAATTTATCAGATGGAGATAAATTTGAAGGGGGAGATCTTTTTATAGCCCAAGACCAATCAGCATCTCCTGAAAGAAAAATAAACAGGATAACCGAATTAAGAAAACAAGGAAGTGTTATTGTATTTCCTAGTTATACTCACCATAAAGTATCTCCTGTTAAAAAAGGTAAAAGACATTCTTTAGTAGCTTGGAGTATTGGACAGCCGTGGAAATAATAAAAACTAATTTTGCTAATTTTGTAGTAATGGATGTAAATTTAAATAAATTAAAATACACCTCTAAAGGTAAACAAAAATTATCATATAATTCTAATACGCCTAGAAAAGATAATTTAACTTTTAAAAATCCCGACTATCTTAAAGAGTGTATTGAAAAAGGAACTAATAAAATTATGGCTTCATATGAACAAAATTATGAATACGATATTTTAATCCCTCCTATATGGGAACATCAATATAAAAAAAACGATTTTCAAGAAGACCATATTCATTATACAGATCATTTTAGTTTTGTTATATACGTTAAGGGTGTATCAGGAACTGTGTTTAAAAATCCATGTGGTTACCACCTTCAATCAATGTATCCAAAATTTGATAATTACCTAGTTGGTTATGAGTTTGCTCCTAAATTAAAAAAAGGACAGATGATTTTTTTTCCAAGTTACATTCCACACTATGTAGTTAAAAGTTCTAATAAAAAAACAATTGTAGGAGATATACAAATTCAAAGATGATTAAGTTTGTTAATAAATTTTTAGATAAAAAACAATTAAAAAAAGTATATGATTATTATGATGCTTTGATTTTTAAAAACGATGATAAATTAGTTAGGGAACCTAAAAATTCACAAGTCCCCAATGCTGTATATATGTATAATGATGTAGTCTCTAACTACATAATGTTAACCAAACTTAAATTGGTTGAAAAACAATTTGGAGAAAAATTAATACCTACATATTCTTTTGTTAGACAATACTCTAGAGGAATGGAATTAAAAAAACATATTGATAGATCTGCATGTGAGATGTCCTTAACATTAAATATTTGGCAAGATGAAAACTGGCCTATTTATTTTGAAAAAGATAAAAAGAAAATAGAAATATATACAGAGCCGGGTCAAGCAGCATTATATGAAGGATGTATTTATCCTCATTGGAGAGAGAAATACAAAGGAGAAAGTTATCTACAAATTTTTATGCACTATGTTAGAGCAAACGGTAAAAACACAGATCATTATTTAGATGGTTTAGGTAAATTAAATTACCCGAAAGAGATTTATAAAAAATGGTTATAGAAGGAAAGATACCTAAAGAAGCTTTAGACGCTGTTAAAAAAAATGTCGTGGACAACAACGACTTCCCTTGGTACTGGTTAGATAAACCGGTCACAACAAAATACCCGTGCATGCATCATTTGATGCTGCCTAGATATAACTATGATACCAATGAGGGGTGTAGAATTAATTCTCCTTACTATGATTTATTTAATAAAATATTTTTAGATTTTTGTAGAACAAAAAAAATTAAAATAAAAAGATTACTTAGGTCTCAGTTAAACTTGACATGGAGTTTTAAAGGGGAATATAGTAAACCACATACAGATCATCCATTTAAACACAGTCTTTGTATAATATATTTAAACTCTTTTAGTAAAGGTTCTACTTATTTATTTAAAGGAAAAAAAATGTTAAAGGAAATAAAAGCTAAGGAAGGCAAGATTGTAGTTTTTCCAGGGGTAAAACATGCTGCGGGATTTTGTAAAAAAGAAAATGAAAGAAGACTAATATGTATTATTTCTTTTGAGGAACAGGACAAAGATGGATAAAGTTACAATTTTTAGTGAATCATTAATTATCTCAAGTATAATTAATAAAAATTTAACTAAAAAAATTATAAGTATTTTAAACGAAAAAGAAAAGAAAGGATTAGGGGCTACTAAATCTAATAAAGGTAATGCTTTTCAAACTGGTTTTATTAATGATGAATTTATATTAAAATGTTTAAATGCTAAAGTTGCAGAATGTTTATCTCTGTATTCTAAAAATATGAAAAAAGATATAAGAGTATCTATCTTAAATTTTTGGATTAATAAAAATTACAAAAACTCTTACAATGCACCACATGTTCATCCAGGAGCTAATTTTTCTGGTGTGTATTATGTTAATGTTTCAAAAAAAGAAGGTAAACTTTTATTTCTTAAAGACACTGCTTCTTGTTTTACAAGCAATGACATGTTTTTTAAAGGGGTGGATTTTAATGAAGTATACCAAGTGCAGCCTGTAAATAATTCATTTGTTTTATTTCCAGCGCATTTAAATCATATGGTCGAACCCCATAATGATAACAAACCTAGAATTTCAGTTTCATTTAATGTAAATGTAAGCCACAATGATTAAAACATTATTTTCTATAGACGCATTTATCACTGATATAAAAGATTGGAAAACAAAAAAAGCTAAATTAAAAAAAGTTATTGATTTATTAAAATACTATAGGAGACCCCATACTAATTTTGACACCACTAGATTTGGGAAGTCTAACAAAGAGTTGACTAAAAATTTATTAAACATTTTTTCACAAGAGTTTAATGTTTTTGGAAATGAATGTGGGTTTAATAAATTAGATATTACAGATTCATGGGTTGTTAAATACAAACAAAACGATCATCAAATTGTACATCATCATGGTGGTGTAATGTATAGTGGAATTATTTATGTAGATTTATTTAAAGATCAGGAGAGCACTACTTTTGTAGCTCCGTGGCCAAGCGAAACAACCGGACAAACAAAGCTAACTAAAATTGAATGTAAAGAAGGTACTTTAGTCATTTTTCCAGGTCATTTAATGCATTTTGTAAAACCCAACCTTATAAAAAAACATAGAATAGTTATCTCTTTTGATATAAACTGCAAATAAATTAACATAAAATATCGGTATTGCTGATATATAGTCAATTATTATGCTACAAAAATTAGGATTTTTACCAGGATTTAATAAACAAGTTACATCAACAGGTGCCGAGTCACAATGGACTGGTGGAGAAAACGTACGTTTTAGATATGGTACACCTGAAAAAATAGGTGGTTGGTCTCAATTAGGAGAGAGTAAATTAACAGGTGCAGCTAGAGGTTTGCATCACATGGTTAATAAAGAAGGTATTAAGTACGCTTTAATTGGAACTAACAGGATTTTATATGTTTATACAGGGGAAGTGTACTATGATATTCATCCTCTAGTTAATCCATCAGGAACAGCTACTACTAATTTTTTTAGCACAACTAACGGATCACCGACTGTAACACTTACATTTAGTGGTTCTCATAATTTTCAAGTAGGAGATATAATATTATTTGGTGATGCAACTACATTTAGTGCTATTACAGGTTCTAATTTTACAGCTACAGATTTTGCTGAAAAAAAATTTATGGTAGCAAGTGTACCAACAACTACCACTCTTACAATCACAATGCCTAGTAATGAGGGTGGAGCGGGAGCTACAACTTCTGGAGGTATGACTTATTTTCAATACTATCATGTAGGACCAGCTGAACAAGTGGGAGTCTTTGGTTATGGTATTTCTCAATGGGGTGGTTCAGTAACTAGTCCACAAACAACTACGTTGAATGGTTCTTTAGGTGATAATGCTTTTGGAACAGGTGGATCAGGAACCACAATTAACGTAGCAAGCACCACGGGTTTTCCAAGTGCAGGTACAAATTTCATACAAGTTGGAACAGAAGAAATATCTTATACGGGAATTACGGCTACAAGTTTTACAGGAATTGTTAGAGCTGTTAGAGGAACAACTCGAGCTGCTCACAGCACTAGTGCAACTGTTACTAACTACAGCGGATTTTCTGGATGGGGATCAGCAGCTACGTCTGGAGATAAAGTTAAAGAACCAGGTATGTGGTCTATAGATAATTTAGGTAGCACAGCTATTGCATTAATATTTAATGGTGAGTGTTTTGAATGGAATTCAGATTTAGCAAATGCTGTAACAACAAGAGCAACAATTATATCTGGAGCACCGACAGCGTCACGTGACATGTTAGTATCAACACCAGACCGTCACTTAGTATTTTTTGGAACAGAAACAACTATAGGTGATAAAACTACTCAAGATGAAATGTTTATAAGATTCTCGTCTCAAGAAAATATTAATGACTACACACCAACAGCTGAGAATAGTGCTGGTACACAAAGACTGGCCGCTGGATCACGGATCATGGGTGCTAAACTTGGTAGAAATGCTATTTACGTTTGGTCGGATACATCTTTATTTACTATGAGATTTGTTGGAACTCCTTTTACATTTGCATTTGAACAAGTAGGTAATAACTGTGGGTTGATTGGTAAGAACGCAGCTGTTGAAGTTGATGGTGCTGCGTACTGGATGTCTGATAATGGTTTTTTTAGATACACTGGTAAACTAGAATCGATGGACTGTTTAGTTGAAGATTATGTTTATGACAATCTTAACACTACATCTAATCAAATGGTTTATGCAGGTATTAATAACTTGTTTGGAGAAGTAACATGGTTTTATCCGGAAGCTAACTCTAATGTTAATACTCAGTCAGTTACATATAGTTATCTAGACTCTACGTCTAAAAGACCTATATGGTTTGTAAATGCAAGTTCTTTATTTATTAGATCTACTTGGCAAGACTCTGCTGTATTTGGTTTACCTCATGGAACTCAATACGATGCAAGCACAGATACTTCTTTTGACGTAACAGGAAACACAGAAGGAATTTCATATTACTATGAACATGAAACAGGTGTTAATCAAGTAAGACTTGGAGTAACAACCGCTATACCGGCTAACATTACATCAGGAGATTATGATATTACGCAAAAAGTTGTAAGAGGAGCAGCTACAAATATGGCTGACCTTAGAGGTGATGGTGAAAATATTATGAGAGTTAGTAGAATTATACCTGACTTTATATCTCAATCAGGAAATGCTGTTGTACAATTAGACTTAAGAGATTATCCAAGTGACACGGCAGTTAGTTCATCACTAGGTCCTTTTACTGTATCATCTTCAACAACAAAAGTAGATACACGAGCTAGAGCAAGAGCTATAGCACTTAAAATATCTAACACAGCCGTTGATACTAGTTGGAAGTTAGGAACTTTTAGATTAGATATACATGCTGGAGGAAGAAGATAATGGCTAAGATAGTACAAACATTAACTAGAGCAAGCTCAGAGTATGAAGAAGACGTATCGCAATCTTTAGTTAGAGATTTAGATGCGGTGCTTGAAAAACTAAACACTACTTTTCAAGAAGAATTAAAACAGGAGATAGAAGCTAGAAGTTTCTTTTTAGATTAATGGCAGTAGTAAACCAATATAAATTTGTAGGTATAGATAATAACACAACAGGTGGTGCACTTACACCATTGGGTGTAGGCATTCCTGCAGTTAATGAAACCATAGTTATTAAATCAATATTAGTTACATCTGCTGGTACACCAAGTGTAACTATAACAAACAACAGTATTACAGCTATTAAATCTGTAGCATTAACAGCTAATCAAACAAAAGAATTATTAACACAACCATTGATAATTGAAGGTGGTACATCTTTTACAGTGCAAGCAAGCACGTCAGATTCGTTTGATGTAGCTATTAGTTATTTAAACATTAAGAAAGAGGTAACAACATAATGAAAGTATATGACGCTAAAGTAGAAGAAACTTACAGACACAAAGAAACCGGTGAGGTTTTTAAGACAAGAAAAGACTGGGAAATTAAAGGGTACAAAGCAGAAGAAATGGCACAGGATGTAAAAGTTATTATGCCACCTCTTGATTTGTTCTCAAAAACAAAGTAAAAGGAAATACTATGGAAGAAAAAATTTCAATGAACGAATCTATACAAACTGGAGCACCTGACATTAAATACAATAAGGGTGATATTAGAATGGGTGGAGGTCAAGATCAACAAGGCATGGAAATTGCGGCAGAAATATGGTCACAAATGGATCAAGAACAAAAAGTTCAGTTTGCTAGCTTTGAAGCATTTTTTCAAAGTGGTATCTGGAAACAAATTTTACAACAGTTGCAACAAGATCAATCAGGAATCCAATCTCAAGCTCCACAAATGAGTATGAGCGAAAATGTTAACATGCAAGAACAAATGCCTGGTGGCGGAATAGCTGATGTTGACATGAGAGAAAAAGTTGCAATGGCAGCCAACGGTGGTTTGATGGGTCTCT